CCCGCCGGAATCCCCGTCCTTTAGGGCGGGGAGGATGTCAAGGATGCGTGCAATGGGATCGTGTGGCGCGACGATGCGCAGATCGTGCGGCTGATGGCTGAGAAGCGGTATGGCGAGCAGCCGGGCGCCTCGATCAGTGTGATTCCACTGAAATGGCAGACTTGAGGCATAATCAGACCGCTTGTTCATCGCCGGGCTGAAGTGATCGCCCTCGATCAGCGCCGCGAGATCAGGCAAGACGGCACGCCGCGCGGGGAGCGTGAAGACACCAATTGCAGAGGGCTTGCCCTCCGGAAGCCCCTCAAGGCCGTTCCATCCAGCTCCCCAGCACGGAACGGAACCTTGAGGGGCTTTTCCGTTCTCCGGGCAGAGCGGCGACCGCACAGACGCAACAGCATGGGCTTGCATCGGCCCAACCGCAGAGCAGACCGGCCGGGGGATCACCTCCACTGCGCGCCGTGCAGCCTGTCAGCGAGGGACTGCGCAAGACGATCGGAGAAGGGGTGATGCTGCCAAGTGCCTGCCGATCATCGATGAATCGCTGCCGCCACGGTGGGGTGGTCCTCTGGATCTGCTGGAGGATGGCCCGGGATGGATCAGGAATCAGGCCTGATCACCCTTGGCAGAGCCATGCCCGCCGAAGAATGTGGCATCATCCAACAGCGCGCCTAGGGTCTGCAGCCGGCCGTAGCGGCAACCCGAACGACGATCACAGCGTGCGCGCACTTCGGTTACCATTTCGGCACGGATGCGAGGTCGCAAGGTGTGGCAGGCGGCTCTAACCCGCACGGGGCGTCGGTAAAGCGCTCGCGGGGTTCGATTCCCCGAGCATCCGCCAAGATCGGAGGTAGCTATGGTCGATCAGTAGGCACGGTGGCGCTCATGGGTGGCACTGGTGACGACGTAGGGGCGCGCAGCCCCGTGAAGGGAAAATGATGGCGGGCGGAAGGCCGAGCGATTACAGGCCGGAATACTGCGAGCAGGTCATCGAGCTCGGAAGGCTTGGCTTGAGCGTTGCCCAGATGGCGTCAAGGCTCGACACGTCAAAACAGACATTGCTCCGCTGGGTTGAGGCAAACCCAGAGTTTCGTGCCGCCATGGAGGTTGCGCGATCACACTCGCAAGCGTGGTGGGAAGAGATGGGCCAAGCCAACCTGATCATGCCCATGGGGTCGGGTTCGTTTCAGGGGTCTGTTTGGTCCCGCAGCATGGCAGCCCGCTTCCCTGACGACTGGCGCGAGAACAAGGGCGTTGAGCTGACCGGCAAGGATGGCGCCGACCTCAACCTGTCGGTGGTGTTTGTCGAGCCCGCGCCGAAAGCCGAGTAATGGAAGCGCAGATCCCGACCGCTTTGGCCCCGCTGTTCACGCCAGCGCGGTACAAGTTCGTCCGCGGCGGCCGGGGGTCTGGCAAGAGCTGGGGCGTGGCGCGCGCGCTGCTGATCCAGGCGGCGCAGTCTCCCCAGCGAATCCTCTGCACCCGCGAAGTCCAGGCATCGATCAAGGACAGCGTCCACGCGCTGCTGAAGGACCAGATCCAGGCGCTCGGGCTTAGCGCGTTCTTCGAGGTGCTGGAAACCGAGATCCGCGGGCGCAACGGCTCGCGCTTCGCATTTCGTGGGCTGTCCGACATGACGGCCGACTCGGTCAAGTCGTTCGAGGGCTGCACGCGGGTCTAGCTCGCAGAAGCGAAGACCATCACCGAGCGCTCCTGGCGCATCCTGACGCCGACGATCCGCGCCCCAGGCTCTGAGATTTGGGCCACCTACAACCCGCAGCTAGACACCGACCCGACGCACGTCCGCGCCGTGGTCAAGGCACACCCGGACACCTGGTCCGCAGTGATGAACTGGCGCGACAACCCGTGGTTCCCGCCCGAGCTGGAGGCCGAGCGGCTGCACGCCAAGGCCACGATGAGCGAAGCCGAGTACCTGCACGTCTGGGAAGGCCAGTGCATGCCCGCAGTCGAAGGCGCGATCTACTCCAACGAGATGGCCGAGGTCGAGGCGTCCGGGCGCATTACGCGCGTGCCCGCCGACCCGCTGCTCAAGATGCATGCTGTGTGGGATCTGGGGTTCGCGGACAGCATGTCCATCATCTGCGTGCAGCGGGCCGCGTCCGAGCTGCGCGTGGTGGACTACATCGAGGACAACCGGCGCGCGCTGCCCAGCTACGTGCAGGAGCTGCAGGGCAAGGGCCACAACTGGGGCAATGACTGGCTCCCGCACGACGGGTTCGCGGTCAAGCACCAGACCGGCAAGGCTGATGCCGACGTGCTGCGGGCGCTGGGTCGCCTGCCGATGCAGACGCCCGGAACCGAGGTTGAGCAAGGCATCCGCGCCGCGCGGCTGGTGTTCCCGCGGGTCTGGTTCAACGACACGCCGGCCGTGCGCCGTCTGGTCGAGTGCCTGAAGCGGTACCGGCGCAACGTCAGCTCGCGCACCGGCGAGCCGGGCAGCCCGAGGCACGACGAGTTCAGTCACGGGGCCGACGCATTCCGCTACCTGGCACTCGTGGCTGATCAACTGACGAACAGCCCGCCGAGGCGTGCCCGCGCAGCAGATGCCGAGTACGCTGGCGGGTGGATGGGATGAACATGGAACTTGGAGATCGACGCCACGGCGATGCGTCTGCGCACATCCGGCTGTGCCCTGGGCTCGGCCCGAAGCTGCAGGCCAGTACGCGCGAGCTGTGCGACCTGAGCACGCCGGCAGATGCCCAGGGGCGGGGCCACGCCTCCGCGCTGCTGCGCGAGGTCTGCGAGGAGGCGGACGCTGCCGGCGTGATGCTGGTCCTGTTCGTTGCCCCGTTCGACACCGGCCTGTCGGCCGCCGACCTCGCGGCGTGGTACGGGCGGCACGGGTTCGCCGAGATCCAGGCCGAGCCCGTGAAAATGATGGCCCGCCAGATCGGCGCCACTCCTCGCATGCTCGGCGTGAAGCGTGTACCATCCGCGCAACCCTTGGATCCCCGCCAGTGACCGACGACAAGCCCGCACCGCGCAGCGACGATGACGCCCTGCTGGACGAGGTGCGCGAGCGTCTGCAGATGTGCATCACGGCAGACGGCGACAACCACGACGCTGGGCTTGATGACCTGCGGTTCCTGTCGGGCGAGCAGTGGGATCCGAAAGCCAAGGCGATGCGCGACCGCGAAGCGCGCCCGTGCCTGACGATCAACCGACTCCCGAGCTTTCTCCACCAGGTCACCAACGACCTGCGCCAGAACCGGCCGTAGATCAAGGTTCACCCCGTTGACGACCAGGCCGACCCCGAGACGGCCGAGGTGCTGCAGGGCCTGATCCGCCACATCGAGTACAGCAGCAACGCCGACGTGGCCTACGACACCGCGGTGTCGAGCGCCGCCGCGGTGGGCTTCGGGTTCTTCCGCCTCGTCACCGAGTACGAGGGCGACAGCTTCGACCAGTGCATCAAGTTCCGGCGCATCCGCAACCCGTTCACCGTCAATCTGGATCCCGCGAGCGAAGAGCCGGACGGGTCTGATGCGCGTTTCGCGATCATCAGCACCAAGGTGCCGAAGGACGAGTTCAAGCGCCTGTACCCTGACGCCGAGGCCAGTACCGAGATGCTCGGGCGGCGCGACGGCATGTCGCAGTGGCTGTGGGACGACTTCGTGCGCGTCGCCGAGTACTACCGCGTCGAGCACGTCAAGGGCACGTTGGTGCAGCTCACGAACGGTGAGACGGGGTGGAAGGACAAGCTCCTGGAGCTGCCCCGGGGGGTCGCCATCGCGCGGGAGCGCACCGCGCACCGCAAGGAGGTCTGGTGGTACAAGCTCACCGGCTGCGACGTGCTGGAGCGCGCGCAGATCCCATGCGACTGGATCCCGGTGTTCCCGGTCTGGGGCGACGAGCTGGACATCGACGGGCGCGTGATCCGTTCGGGTCTGGTTCGCAACGCCAAAGACCCGGCGCGGATGTACAACTACTGGGTTACCAGCGCCACCGAAGAGGTGAGCATGCGCCCGAAGACGCCGTTCATCGGTGCGGAAGGTCAGTTCGACGGGCATGAAGCCAAGTGGGCGCAGGCCAACACGCGCACGTTCGCCTACCTTGAGTACAACCCGATCGCGGCCAACGGCATGGTGGTGCCGCCCCCGCAGCGTCAGGCCATGTCCGACGTGCCAGTGGGCGTGCTGCAGATGGCCCGCCACGCGAGCGACGACATCAAGGCGACGACCGGCATATTCGACGCATCCCTCGGCGCCCAGGGCAACGAGAAGAGCGGCCGGGCGATCCTGGCGCGCCAGAAGGAAGGCGACACCGCCAACTTCCACTTCAGCGACAACCTGACCCGCACCCTGCGCCACGCGGGCCGCTGCCTCGTGAACATGATCCCGCGCATCTACGACGCCCAGCGCGTCGTGCGCGTCATGGGACAGGATGAGCAGATCAAGAGCGTCACGGTCAACGGGCCCGCTCCCGCCAGCGATGACGACCAAGCAGCGCAGACCGTGCTCCACGACCTGACTGTCGGGAAGTACGACATCACCGTGAGCGCCGGCCCGAGCTACTCGACGCTCCGCCAAGAGGCCGCCGAGGCGATGATCCAGTTCGGCCAGTCGTGGCCGAAGCTCATGGACGTGGCGGGCGACAAGGTCGTGCAGGCGATGGACTGGCCTGGCGCTGACGACATCGCCGAGCGCATCGCCCGCACGATCCCTCCAGAGATCCGCGGAGACGAGGAAGGCGGGCAGCCGCAGCAGGGCATGGTGATGACGCCGCAAGGCCCGATCCCGCCCGAGCAGGCCGCGCAGGTCATGGGCCAGATGAAACAGGCCATCGACCAGATGCAGGCGCAGCTCCAGGAGGCCAAGGCCGGGCTCGACCGCGAGCGCATCAAGGCCACCAGCGCCGAAGAGGTCGCGCGCATCCGCGCCGACGCCCTGCGCGACGTGGAAGAGCTGCGCGGCGCCGTCGAGATGCTCAAGGCGCAGATGCAGCCCCCGCCCGCGTTGGCCGCTGCCGCGCTGGACGGCCTGCACATCGACACGCCGAGCGACCACGCCGGCAACACCGAATCACGCCCCGCGCCCAGCCCGAGCGCGGACCAGGTGCAAGAGGGCATGCAGTACGCCGAACCGGGCGGTGATCCCGGGCTTGAATCGTTGGGGTAACCAATGCTGGAAGATCAGATCGACACGACCACCGAAGCGCCGGGCATCCCGGCCGACACGACCGCGCCCGCTGATGCGTAGGTCGCTGAACCGGATGGTCAGCAGGAGCAGTCCGAGCAGCAGCATCTGGACGAGAAGGGGCGCTTCCGAGGCGTCCAGGCGCGAATCGATGAGCTGACCCGAGCGCGCCACGAGGCCGAGCGCGAAGCCGCGTTCTGGCGCGGGCGTGCCGGCGGACAGGACGGGCCGGCGCAACCTTCGGCCGCACCGACGGCCGCGCCCACCAAGCCGACGCCCGGCCAGTTCGAGGACTACGGCGAGTACATCGAGGCGCTGACCGACTGGAAGACCAACCAGGCCCTCAGCACCCGTGAAGCCGAGCGCGAGGCCGCCCAGAAGCAGCAGGCCGCCGTGCAGACGTGGGCCGAGCGGCAGACCGCCGCACGGGCTGCACTGCCGGACTATGACCAGGTGGTCGGCGGGGCGGACATCCCCGTCGCGCGCCACGTCGCCGAGGTGCTGCTCGACAGCGACCAAGGCCCGGCGCTGGCCTACCACCTCGCCAAGCACCCCGATGTCGCCGCCAGGCTG